TAAATTGGCTACGGGGGCTCAGTTCGTAGAAGCGGGTATTGCTTTAGCTACAGGTTTGGCTCAGGTTGCTAAAATTAGAGCAACTGAGTTTAACGGAGGTAGTGCGGGTGGTGGTAGTGTAGAACAGCCTACCTTTAACCCTCAAGCCGCAATAGATACGAGAAATCAACAATTAGGGGGTTTACAGAACGCAGGAGAAGAAATAAACTTAGGTGGGACTACCCCACAACCGATAAAAGCGTATGTTGTTAGCACAGAAGTTCAAAGTGGTTTAGAGGCTAACGCACAAATAGAAAACTTAAGTAGATTATGAGTGAAAAAATAGATAGAATAGTAGAATTAGATATTGACGACGACTTCTTAGAAGAAGAGTTGGAAGATACAGGCGTGGAAATAGTTAGTATTGTAGACCGACCCGCGATACAGGTAGACTTTCAATATTTCGCAGACGAAGAGTTCATAGACCCACGTTCTGATGAAAGTGAAGATGACTTTATAGGTAGATGCATGGGCGATAGTAAAATGGTTAGTGAATACCCCGATGAGAAACAGAGGTTAGCTGTGTGTTATTCGTATTTTGAGGGGTCTACAAACTACGAACTAGAAAGTTATGACGACTACCCTAACGCAGCTAGAGAAAACGCCTGTAGAGCTATTATATGGACTGATGAGAATGGGTGGGGTTCGTGTGGTGAGGCTACAGGTAAACGTAGAGCTTCTCAATTATGTATGGGTCAAAAAATCAGTAGAGAAACTATTGCACGTATGGCTTCATTTAAGAGACATCAGCAACATAAGGACGTTCCTTATGACGAGGGGTGTGGAGGACTTATGTGGGACGCATGGGGAGGTGACGAAGGTATTGCATGGGCTCAAAGGAAGTTAGACCAGATAGACAAAGAAAAACTATGTGAAAGACACGTAATGAGTGACGAAGCTAAGACTGAAATACTCAAGTTCTGTGAAGATGATAACAACGGAACGTATATAGGTATTGATGATGTATTTTTGGATTTTACAAAAACTGAGTTTGGTGTAGGTGACGTGTTAAAAAGTATTAGTGGATTAGATATCTTAAAAAGATTAGTAGTTAAGAAAGATGAACCCGCTGAGACCTATTGGCGATACTCAGGCCCTAGCGCACAACGTGACTTCTGTAGGGCGATGATGAACCTTACAAATAGGGGTAAAATCTTTACTACCGATGAGGTTAGAAAGATGAGTGGATTAAATAGTCAGTTTGCAGAAAAAGGTAAAAGTTCTTACTCAATACTAGAGTTTGGTGGAGGTGTAAATTGCGTCCACTACTGGCAAAAACTATACGTGTTTAAAGGTAATACAGGTAATAAGGTAGTTATCGCAACTAATGAGGCTGTGAATAATGAAGAAAGTAATGCCTTAAAGTCACAGAACTCAAATAAACCAGGGCCATTAGGTAGTATACCAAATAATGCACGTATTAACTTCAGTATTGATGAAGAAAAACGTGTTGTTCTAGGGCCATTAATGATACCTAATAAGTTTATTTTAAGACGTGACGAGAATGGAGAACCATATTATATATACTTCAGTAGAAAGACCATTAGAAAGATGGCTGAGAAGTTCTTTAAAATGAATAACCACAACAATACAGATATTAACCACGACGAAAATGTTGTAACGGAAAATACGTTGGTGGAAAGTTGGATTAGTGAAAGTATGCAATATGATAAGTCTAACAAATACGGGTATATGTTACCACCTGGAACGTGGTTTGTAAGTTATAAGATTAATGATGATGAGACGTGGGGTAAAATTAAATCAGGTGAACTCAAGGGTTTTAGTTTAGCGGGAGGTTTTATTAGTAAGATGAAGGTAGTAAACCCTGAGGCAACGCTAAACGAAATAAAAAATATCTTAAAAAATGTTAAAGATGATTAAAAGTATTATAAACGACAAAGTTATATTACTCAATACGGGGGCTTTAACCATTAGTTTTACTGATGTAGAAGCTATACTAAAAATTATACTACTATCCGCGTCTATATTATATACCTTATACAGAATATTAGGTGAATATAGGAAGCAAAATGAAGAAAAGGGTTAAATATACAAATATTATATTTTTTAATAAATAAACAAATAAAATCAATTAATATGACGGCACAAGAAGCTTTAGGAAAAATTAGAGTTATGTTAGGATTAAACGAAGTGGAAGTTAGTGAAGACAACACTACTACGGACGCTTCTGTGGAAACTGCAGAAACTACTGATATTAAATTAGCTAGCGCCACATTAGTAGATGGCACTATTGTAAAAACTGAAGGTGATTTTGAAGTGGGTAAGCAACTTATGGTTGAGACCGCTGAGGGTGATATACCCGCACCTGAGGGTTCGCACGAAACTACGGACGGACTTATTGTCTCAGTTGACGCAGATGGTGTTATTACTAGTATTGATGAAGTAGTCGTAGAAGAAGAAGAAACAGAACAGAACTTTAGTGACGACTTTATCGGTGAGTTAGTTAACGTGTTAAAACCATCATTAGATAAAATTAATGAACTATCTAATGATATTAAAACTTTAAAAGGTGAGTTTATGGAGTTCAAAGACGAACCTGGAAGCGCTAAGGTATACAATAATTTAAATGATTATACCAAGCGTGAAAGTGATTTAATGAGTGGTCGTATGGCTAAACTCGTTGAGTTAAGAAAAAATAAATCAATTTAATAAAAAACAAAAAAAATGGCGTTTGATATTTCAACTATTAATACTTACGTAGATGAGAACTCGTTTGAACTCATCAGTAAGGCGGTATTGGAGACACCTTTAGCAGACTACTTTAATGTAAGAGTAGGTTTAAAAGCTGGTTCTAATAAGATACCGATTATGAACGGGGACTTTTTCGTTCAAGACGGAGGTTCGTGTGGTTACACGACTTCAGGTGATACTACCATAACACAGGTTGACCTTAACCTTAAGGCAGCTAAGGTAAATCAGTCATATTGTCCTGAGACGTTGAGAACTACTTTCTTAAGTCAGTCATTAGCAGCAGGTCAGTTCGCAGGTAACGAAAGTATACCTGTGGAGCAATTGATGGCTGAGTATTTCGTTAAGAAGTTAAATAACTTCAACGAGAACTTCTTAGTTAATGGTGATGGTTCTTACTCAGGTATTACTCAGATTATTACTGAAGCTAACGGAGCTACTAAGTATACAGGCGATACTGCAACGTGGGTATTGAGTGGTGCAGTTGCTACCGCACAGAATATGTTTGCAGCTTTACCTGATACCGCAGCGATGATGGACGACCTCATCTTAGTTTGTTCTCCACAACAATATAGACTTCTTCAGTTGGCTATTACTCAAGAGAACTACTACCATATCGCACCAGGTGGTGATATCTTTATTCCTGGAACTAATGTAAGAGTTGTTGCATCTTTAGGTTGCACGAACGCACAGAAGTTCTTAGGGTCTACATCTACGTTGTTCTTAGGAACTGACCTTTCATCTGATTACGAGCAATTTAAATTGTTCTACTCAGAAGATAACGATGAAATGAGAAGTATAATGAAGTGGGCTATCGGTGTAGCGGTCTCACAACCTGAGCTATGGGTATATATGGCATAATAAACTAGTAAAAAAATAATAATAAAATGGCGTGTAATTTGGCATCAAATATAAGTCTTGACTGCAGAAGTAACCTTGGCGGCGTGGCAAGCGTCTTCATCGGTTCTACTACAGGATATGATATAACACTCTTAGGAGAGGCTGACGGGTCTATAACAGGTTTTACATTTGGTTCTGGCGCTACATCAGTAGACGCAGTTGCGGATTTAACTATCGCACCTATGTATGAGTTTCAACAACCTAGACAGGCAGCTAACCTAACAGAGACAGGAACGTTTGATGAAGCAAATGGAGTTGCCTTTTATGAGACTAGTTTAACTATTGTCGTAAATAAACTTCAAGCTTCTCACTTAGACGCACTCAACATCTTAGGACAAAATACTAAGTTGGCTGTGGTCGTTAAGGATAATAATGGTTCTTACTTTTTGGTAGGAAATGAGACGGGAGCAATTGTAAGTGCATCAACTAGTGATACAGGAACCGCATTTGGTGATAGAAATGGTATTACTATTACATTTACAGGATACTCAACATCTCCACTTTTAGAATTGGCTTTTGCAGCTTAATCTAAAAGACACTATATAAAGAAAGGGGGGTTCAATACCCCCCTTTTTTATATTTATGAATATGATAGTAGATTTAAGAAATCAGAATAATAAGGTGTTTTTTAATGGTATTTTACCATCTTACCCTGTATATTTAATGCGTTTGGTTGCAATTTACAGCAATAAGGAAATACTTAATGATACATTTGGTAGTATAGAACTGACTAATTTATATGAAGCTGACGACTGGTTTAGCTTTAACTTTTTAACTAATACTGCAGCTTTACAACGTGTAGAACTTAATGAATATTATACCTGTC